CATACTGATATTTCATGGATACCTTCTAATGTATGGGCGGTTCAATGGGATAGTGAAAAGAATGGTGGTGAAGGTATGATAGAATATAGACCAGAAGCAGAGAAGGGAAATGATAAGATTACCAGTTTGGGAATATATTCACAGGCAATTACAGATCATGCTTCTGAGGTAACTGCTCAAGCAAATGCTTATGAAGCATCTAGGAATCATTTGAATGAAGTAAAGAATTATAGAAATGTTATGTTAACTCAATCTGATTGGACTCAAGGTAGTGATTCTCCATTATCTTCTAGTAAGAAAACTGAGTGGGCAACATATCGTCAGGCATTAAGAGATATTCCAGCAACCATAGCAGCAGATAGTGGTTTAACTGCAAAGGCATTAGCAGATGACTTCACACATTCTAGTTGGCCGACAAAACCTTCATAGTATGCTATAATAATTAAACTAGATGGATAACTAGATGAATGAGTTGATACAAGTAATTAAGATTCTTAATACTTCTGATCTTAAAAAAGTAAACAAATATATTGATGGATTAGAATTTTATAATAATACTGTGTTTGGTGGTATAGGTGAAGATTCAAAGGTAAATACTACTATTAGAAGTAGTATGGGTGCTAATCTTAAAGATGAAGACCCTGAGACTTGTTTATTACATGAACGTATTAATAATGGATTGGATGAATATAAGAGAAGGGTAGAAAAGATTCATTCAAATTTTAGTTTTTATCCTATTCCTGGTGCTGTGGGAACTAAATCTTGGAGAGAAGGAATACAAGCACTAGATTATACAAAAGGGCAAAATTATACATTTCACCATGATGCAGCAACAGAACCTAGATTGACAGAGTATCATAGAAAAATATCTGTGATAGTATATTTAAAAGAATCGACAGGTGGAGGTGGAACAATGTTTCCTCATTTAACAGTAAAACCAAAACCAGGTTACGGTTTGATTTTTCCTTCTAATTGGTCTTATCCCCATTCTGGAGAAGAAGTTACTAAAGGTAAAAAACGAGTTGCCGTTACGTGGTATTACGTTGAGAATATATAGATATTATGCGATACATATGATTATGAATGATGAAACTGTACATGACATCATAGTTGATGTCTGCAAAAGAAGAATTACGTTAATTAGTAGTGAAGGTGAAACTAGATTTGTTAAGTGTGATAACACAGATCAGTTCATGGGTGTAATGGATGTTATTAAGGAACATGCTGATCCAGAATTGATTACTTATGTTGAACCAAAATTAACGACAGATAGCAAAGCTAAATAAAGTATAGAAATACCAACTGGACTAGTAGTATAAAAAGATGCCACTTAATAAGTTAGAGAATTTTATAAAGAATAGTGAGGGTCGCATTCTTTATGTAAATCCAAACGATCTTGATGCCACTGATGGAATAGAAAATCAGGGTAACTCATTAACAAAACCATTTAAGACCTTACAAAGAGCACTTATCGAATCCGCTAGATTTTCATATCTAAGGGGAAATGATAATGATTTAGTAGAGAAGACAACAATATTACTATTTCCAGGTGAACACTTAATAGATAACCGTCCAGGTTTTGGTATAAAGAATGTTAATGGAACTGCTACTGCTATTAGTCCTAGTAGTGCAGAATCAGGTGCTCAAAATACCTTAACATTAACTCTTAATTCTAACTTTGATTTAACACAAGAAAATAATATACTTTATAAGTTCAACAGTACTGAAGGTGGTGTTATAGTTCCTAGAGGAACTTCTATTGTTGGATTAGACCTAAGAAAAACAAAGGTTCGTCCTAAGTATGTTCCAAATCCTACTGATGATAATGTAAAATCTACTGCTATCTTTAGGGTTACTGGTGCTTGTTATTTCTGGCAATTCTCTATTTTTGATGGAGATGAAGCTACAACAGTATATACAGATCCTACTAACTTTGATGATAGTAATAGATCTAAACCAGTATTCTCTCATCATAAGGTAACTTGTTTTGAGTATGCTGATGGTGTTAATAAGTTAGATAAGTTTGGTGGATTAACTGATCTAGATGTTTATTATAGTAAGTTATCTAATGCTTATAATAGAGCATCAATCAGAGATATTGATGAGAAGTTTCCTAGTGCTCCAGGTGGATTCTCAAAACAAAGACCTGAGTATGAGATAGTTGGTGCATTTAATTCTGATAGATTGCAGATTACAAGCATTATTTCAGGTGATGGTGCAACACCAGGACAGGTTGTTACTGTAACCACATCAATTCCTCATGAATTAACTGGTGGTACACCAATTAAAATTGAAGGTGTAAATGAATTAACATATAATATTTCAACTAAAGTTAATAGTGTTTTAAATGATAATCAATTTACATATTTGCTTCCTTATGTTCCAGCTAACCTAAAAGCTGGTCCTGCTGGCGGACTGAGTGCTGGTAATGCAGAAGTTAGTGTAGAAGTTGATACTGTTACTGGTGCATCTCCTTATATCTTTAACTGTTCATTAAGATCAGTTTATGGTATGCAGGGTATGAACGCTGATGGTGCAAAAGCAACTGGATTTAGATCTATGGTTGTTGCACAGTTTACTGGTATATCACTACAGAAAGATGATCGTGCATTTGTAAAATATAATAAGAATAGTAGAAAATATGATGGAATAACATATCAAAGACAAACTGGTGAATTGCTATCATCCGAATCATCATCTTTAAATGCTGCTACTGTCTATCACTTAGATAAAGATGCTGTTTATAGAGATGGATGGAAGACAGCACATATTACAATTCAGAACGATGCAATTTTACAGATTGTTTCTGTGTTTGCTATTGGTTATCATATTCATTTCTTAGGTAAATCTGGTGGTGACGCATCGATTACAAACTCTAACTCTAACTTCGGTCAGTTTGCTCTTGCTGCTGATGGATTTAAGAAAGAAGCATTTGATAAAGATAATAAAGGATTTATATCATCTATTATTGCACCTAAAGCAGTTGTTAGTACAGAGGCTGCTATCGAGTTGAATCAACTTGATACTTCTGTTCATACTACATATAAAGCTGCTGATACTTCACTTAATAATATTCTTAGTAGAAGTAAGTTATTCTTATTAGGTCAAACTAATGAGAACTTAGTACCATCTGAAATTGCACAGGGATATAGAATCGGTGCTAGAGTTGGTGAGAAGTTTTATATAGATTTGGCAAATGGAACTAAGGTTCAGGCTACCATTTGTATGTCCAATAAGGTGATTGTTAGTGGTAATGCTTCAACAGTAACCTCAACAGTACAAGTTACTTCAGAGAAGGAGTATGAAGGTGTTCATAATGATACTACTCAAGGAAGTGCATCTATTCAACACCAGATAGTTCTTAATAACTTACGTGCTGTTGGTGCTAAACATGATCTTAATAATGGTGAGTCTATAAGAATTATTTCCGAAGATGCCGATCTACCAGAAGGTTTAGATCCTCATAGAATTTATTATGCAATTACTAATGAGAAGAATGGTTCAAGGCAAGACGGTATTAGTTTAAATGATTACACAATTCAGATTGCATCATCAAAAACTAACGCTGATAGAACCACACCACAATATATTAAGACTGTTTCCAATCCTGCTGCTGGTAAATTAAAAATTATTAGTAGAGTTTCTGATAAGAAACCAGGTGAATTGGGACATCCAATGCAGTTTGACTCTACAGTAACAGTTCAACTAGAAGGTGGTGGCACTTCAACAGGTAACTGGTTTATTCATGTTGATCCTATAACAGACAATACTGCCGCAACTTATAATAGTGTATATGATAACTTTGCTAATTTAGATCCTGATGATGAGGATATTCCTTACATTGAAAGATTAAATGATAGTAGAAGTTTGGATGATAAACTCTATAAGTTTAGATATGTAATTCCAAAAGAATTAGAAAATGCCAGAGATCCTAATGATAGTTTCATTATTCAAGATTCTAGTTCTACTAATGTAAGATCATTAGCAGATTTTACTAGATCTGCTATTGAAGGAAAGGATTATGATTATGATAGAAACACACGATTTATTTCCTATCTAGATTTTAATAGTACTACTAAAATTGTTACTATAAGGTCAGATAAGTCTCATAATCTAAATGCTGGTGAACAGATTATTGTTAAGAATATAACTGATACTGTTAACACTAATGGTGCAGCAGATAAAGGATATAATGGAACATTCTTAGTTAATAGTGTTATTAATGATAAGACCTTTACATATAAAACAACTGATATTTTAGGTAATGTTCATAATGTAGGAACATATAATAATGATACTCATACTAGGACTCTTTCATTACCTAGATTTGAGAGGAATAATAACCAAGAAAACTTATTCATCTATAGAACCGAAACAATATATCCATATGTTGAAGGAGCTCAGGATGGTGTTTACCATATGTATGTTCTGAATGGTAATAATACTCTAGAAGAAGAATTTGCTGCTGGTAAGTATAATCAGAATGTTGTTAATCTTTATCCTGAATTGGATAGAGATAATGTAAATGACAATCCACAGGAAGCAGCTAGTTATGCTAAGAGATTCCCTATTGGTGATGTAGTTAGTAATGATCTTAAGAAAAGTATCACCAGAGAAACTGCCAATAAGATGGTTAACAGTTTTGGTGTTGCGAATACAGTTAGTACCGTAACTGATAACGCTACTTCTGCTGTTCTAACACTTACTAAAGAACATGAACTTGGTGGTTTGAAGTATGCTGGAACTGTATCAGGTGGAGGTGGACATACTGATGGAACTTACTATAACGTAAAATTATTTGATGATGCTTCTGCTCCTGCTTCTGCTGTATGGAAAGGTGCTACTGCTAAAGTTGTTGTTAGTGGTGGAGCAGTTACCGAGTATGAAATAACTGAATCAGGATCAGCATATAAGAGTGCATTATCCCCATTATACTTCGACTCTTCCTTAGTATCTCAAGGTGGTATTGGTGGAGCTCCTAGTGCTAATATTCCGATTACTGATGCAAATATTAGTTTAGCAACCAATACTTATGTTCAAGTAACTGGTATTAGTACTGGAACTGATAATTACTTCAGAGTTAATGATGCTACTGATATTAATAAGATTAATGTTAATAAGAGTGCAAGTGAAACTATATTAAATGGACAAACTGTTCTTAGTATAGGACCTACTGTTGAAGTTAGTACTTCTAGTGGAACTGATACAACTACATTTAATTGTAGTACAGCACACGGATTACTTAAAGGAAATCGTTTCAGAGTATTAAATGCTTCTGATGTTAATCTTGGAGACTTTATTGTTAATGAAGTTGTAGATGTAGATAGTTTTACTGCATTAACTACAGGTGGATTAACATCTCCTAAGTATATTCTTAAGCATGCATTATCTGCTAATGATGGTAACTCTGGTAAGCAGGGTGAAAGTTTAGGAGTAAGAGGAGTTGCTTTCTATGATAATGAATCTCTAGTTCTGAATGATAATATTACTTCAGTTACGGATGAAATTAAAGTTACTCTACCTGGTGGTGGCACGACTGTTGCATCTATTCAGGCAAGATTCCCATTAGGATCATTCATTCAAGTTGATAGTGAAATAATGAGAGTTGTTGATGAAACTATTGGTAGTGGAACAACACTTAAAGTTATTCGTGGTGCATTAGGTACGATTGTTGACAACCACGTTCTTAATTCTCAGATTAAGAAGATTAAACCTCTTCCTGTTGAATTACGAAGACCATCTATTCTAAGAGCATCTGGTCATACGTTTGAATACCTTGGTTATGGTCCAGGTAACTACTCAACTGGTTTACCTCAAGTTCAACTTAAATCTCTAACTGAGAGAGAAGAGTTCTTATCACAATCACAAGAAACTTCTTGTGGTACTGTTGTTTACACAGGTATGAATGATAAGGGTGATTTCTATATTGGAAACACTAAGATTTCATCTGACTCTGGTGAACAGATAACATTTGATATTCCAATTCCAACTGTAACAGGTGAAGATCCAAGTACGCTTAGTGTTGTATTTGATGAAGTAATCATTAAAGATAGACTACTTGTTGAAGGTGGAAGTTCTAATACAATTCTATCTCAGTTTAATGGACCTGTAACATTCAACGGTAATGTAAGATTCAACAAAGATCTTAAAGTTGCAACCAACTTAACTGTTGATGGTATAGTTAAATTTAATAATGAAACGGTAGCATCATCTACTTGTGGTGTAACTCCTACAGGAGCATTAGTAGTTAAGGGTGGAGTTGCTATTGGTGATAAGGTAAGTGCTACTGGTGCAGTATCCTTAAATATACTAGATGGTATTGTTAGAATTTGTGAAAATGCTGCATCAACCAGTTCTACCACAGGTGCTTTAATAGTTGGTGGTGGTGTTGGTATTGCTGGTGCGACATATCTTGGTAGTACACTTAACGTAGCTGGTTCGATTACAGCAACAGGTGGAATAAGTTTCCCTGATAATGCCAAACTATTATTTGGTGATGATGGGGATATGGAATTGTTCCATGATGCCACAGATTCATTCCTAACAAATAATACAGGAACACTCAAAATTAAGAGTGGAACTAATAGTGGTGAGAATATTGAACTTTATACTGGTTCTAATGTTGCAATAAGAGCATTAAACACTGTAGGTGCAAATGCAGTACAGTTGATGTTTAATGGTGGAACTAAATTACAAACTTCAAATGCTGGAGTTAGTATTACGGGTGATTTGACTGTTACTGGTGATATTACTGCGTTCTCAAGTTCTGATGCAAGATTAAAGGATGGTG